GGGCTTGAGCGGCTCCAGCGGAAGCTTGCGGCCCTGCCGCAGGTTGCCAAGGACGAGATGCGGAAGGCCATCGGAGCGAGCGCGGACGAGATGGTGGCCATGGCGCAAAGCCTGGTCCCGGTGGAAACCGGCGCGCTTCGCGGTTCGATCGGCTGGACGTGGGGAGAAGCGCCCAAGGGCTCTCTTGCCATCGGGGCGATCAAGGGCGGCGATCTCACTGCCACGATCTACGCCGGCACGCGCAACAAGTCTCTTGGCCCCGGGGATGCCTTCTATGCCCGCTGGATCGAGTTCGGGACCGTGAAGATGGCAAAGCAGCCGTTCTTCTTCGTCTCCTACCGGGCGCTGAGAAAGCGAGCCAAGAACCGCATCCGCCGATCGCAGAGAACGGCAGCGAAGAAGGTAGCCGGATCGTGACGAGCGCTACACTTGAGCTTCAAGGCGTCGTCGTGTCGGCCCTCAAGGCGTCGCCGGCCGTCGCGAACATTGTCGGGAACCGGGTCTACGATCACGTTCCGCGGTCCCTCACCGGCGACGTCAGTGCACGGTTCCCCTTCGTAGGGTGGTCGTCCGACGACGAGGTGACGGACGACGCGGACTGCATCGACGGTCTCGTCGTCACCGTGGAAATCGACTGCTGGTCGCGGGAGCCGGGGTTCCCGGAAGTTCGTCGTCTGGCGGCTGCGGTGCGGGCCGCCTTGCACAATCGAGATCTGGCGCTCTCGCACAACGCCCTTGTGCTCATCCGCCATGTCCAGACCCGCACCCGGCGCGATACCGATGGACTGACATCGCACGCGACCGTCCAATTCGAGGCCGTCCTCGAACAGAACTAGGTAGGAAATTCAACGGGATTTTGCTATAAATCAGCAGGCCGAAGCCGGTGCTCTAACACCCGCCTCGGCCCTAACCGAAACGACGATGGAGCGTCGAATGGCTACGCCGCGTATACAGCGCGCAATGCACACCTGTCACGTATGTTCAAAGTCCTTCCTCGGGAGGAAGGGGTTCAACAAATACTGCGGCGCTCGGTGTAGGCGCGCGGTGGAAAACTCTAGGCGGCAAAGGCTGCGCCGGCAGGGCGGAGCAAAAGAGACAGGCACGATATTTGCTTGCGAGCTTTGTGGCAGTTCGGCCGTGTTTGGCGGCCGACGCACCAAGTATTGCAGTGATGGTTGTCGGAACGATGCGCGCCGGGCGACCTACCAGCGAAGCAGACAGCGGCCGGAAGTGAAGGGCCGAGAGCGCCACCGGCGAAGGACTGACCCGACCTATTGCCTACATCGACGCATGCGGTATGCGATCTGGGCCGCCTTGCGTGGCAGGAAATCTGGACGCTCGTGGGAAGAACTCGCGGGCTACTCTGTCGAAGCTCTAGCAACCCATATTGCTCGGCAGTTTCTTCCCGGGATGGGCTGGCAAAATATCGGGGACTGGCACGTGGATCACATCGTGCCTCTGGCAAACTTTACCTATCAGTCCTCATCCGACCCGGAGTTCCGCGCCGCCTGGGCGCTGACCAACCTTCGACCGCTCTGGAAGAGGGATAACCTGATGAAAGGGCCGAAGAGGCTCCATCTCATCTGATCGCCATCGCAGAAACTAGCAACGAAGCCGCCTCAGTAGGGCGGCTTTTTCAATGGAGACCACTATGACTCCCGTCACCATCAAGGGCGGCAAGGTCCGGGTTTTGCTCGACCTTGCCGACTCTGGCAACTACGCCGCACCATGCGGTTTCACGCAGCGCTCGATCTCCTTCTCGAAGGCGCTGAACGAGTTCTCGATCCCGGATTGCGATGATCCTGACAAGGTTGACTGGCTCGGTCGCGATGCGGTGTCGCTGTCGATGTCGGTCAGCGGAGAGGGCCTGCTCGCGGTGGAGTCGGCCGAGGATTGGCTCGACGCCTGGCATAGCGTCGAATCCGTCGCTGCGAAGGTGGAGATCGAGTTTCCCGCGAAGACGATCACCTATACCGGCCGGATGCACATCGAAAGCCTGGAGATGGGCGCGCCGAACGGTCAGCGCGTCACCAACAACGTGTCGATGCAGTCGGACGGTGAGATGGTGAAGGCCGTCGCCTGATGAGCCGCGATGCTTCCATCACTCTCGATTGGGCGGATGGGACCTACACGTTCCGCCTCGCCTGGGGGCAGTTGGTCAGCCTCCAGGAAGAGTGCGATGCCGGGCCGCACGTCATACTCCAGCGGCTCGTCAGGGGCGAATGGAAGGTGCAGGACATCGCCAACGTGATCCGCTGGGGTCTCGTCGGGGGCGGAAAGACTCCAGCAGAAGCGACGCAACTCGTCCGACGCTATGTCGAGACCCGGCCGCCGCTGGAAAACCTGCTCATCGCGCAGGGAGTCATGTCTGCCGGCGTGGTCGGCGCACCTGACGAGGACGCATCAAAAAAAGCAGAGGCTCCGGACGAGGAGAGCGGATCGACGACCTCCCCAACGGGAAGTTCCGGTTCGGAGCCATCTACCAGGCCGGACGGCATCTAGGTCTGTCTCCGCAGCAGGTCAACGAGATGTCCATGTGGCAGTTCTTCGCGATGGTCGAGGATCCCGGCGACGGGAAAGGCCTGTCCAGCGACGAAGCCGATGAACTCTGGGAATGGATGAAGGCGAAGGATGGCAACTGACCTCGAACGTCTCGTCGTCCAGCTTTCAGCGGACATCAAGGGCTATGAGAACGCGTTGAAGCGCGCGCAGGGCGTCACGACAAGCCAGACGCGGCGCATTCAGCGTCAGTTCGACACGATGAACCGGGGCCTCACGGCGGGCTTCTCCAAGCTCGGCGTGGCGATCGGGGCTGCGTTCGCGGCCGGGCGGTCGCTCCAAGGCGCGCAGCGGCTGATCGACAGCGCCACCCGCATCGAGAATGCGCTGAAGGTGGCAGGGCTGGCCGGGAATGACCTTGAACGGGTCTACGGCCGGCTGTTCGCATCGGCGCAGAAGAATGCCGCCCCTCTTGAAACACTGGTGACGCTCTACGGCCGCGCGGCCACAGTTCAGAAAGAGCTGGGTGTCACATCCGAGGAACTGCTGAACTTCACCGATAAGGTGTCTGTCGCACTTCGGGTCGCTGGAACGGACGCCGGCGCGGCGTCCGGCGCGCTCCTTCAGCTTTCGCAGGCGCTTGGCTCCGGGGTAGTGAGGGCGGAGGAATTCAACTCCATCCTTGAGGGCGCACTGCCGATAGCACAGGCGGCGGCGGCAGGCCTGGAGGAAGCGGGCGGGTCGGTCGCCAAACTTCGCCAGCTTGTAATTGACGGCAAGGTCTCGTCGGAGGCCTTCTTCCGTGCGTTCGAAGCCGGAGCACCGCTACTCGATCAAAAAGTCGCTGGGGCTGCGCTAACGCTGGATCAAAGGCTCGTCAAACTCGGCAACGCGATGGTTGACGCCGCCCGGCGGTTCAATGGCTCGACCGAGGCGGCAAACACCTTTGGCGAGGCTATCGATAACGTCACGAGCTTCGTAAACGGCATCGACTTCGACGGGCTGATCTCGCAGATCAGAGCAGCCGCGGCGGCCTTCAACTCGGGCGTCTCCAGCGCCAATGCCTTCGCGCAGGCGGCAGGAGCCGCCGCCGGTCTCGATAACGTCGGAAAGTTCCTAACGGGTGGAGCGGTCAAGAAGGAGTTTCTCGGCGGCGCACTCACGATCACCTCGACCAAGGCGCTTCAGGAGCGCATCGACCGCGCGTTTCAAGGCCAGATCGAACAGGCGGGGAAGCTCACCGAAGAGGCGATCAAGGCGAGCGTCCTCGGGCAGGGCGGTGGCGTTACGCCGAAGGGCGATCGCGTTCCGACCAAATTCAAACCGGTCAAGCCAGTTTCGCTAAACGACTTCGATCCGCCGTCCGGTAAGGAAAAAAAGGGCGGCAAGTCACGCGCCGACGAGTTTCAGCGCGAGGTCGAGCAGATCCGGGAACGCACCGCCGCGCTACAGGCCGAGACTGCCGCGATGGCCGGGCTGAACCCCCTGGTCAACGACTACGGCTTCGCCCTGGAGAAGGCGCGGGCTGAGCAGGAGCTTCTGCAGGCCGCCCAGGCTGCCGGGAAGTCGATCACGCCGGAGTTGCGAGCGGAGATCGATCAACTCGCCACGGCCTACGCTGAGGCCGGAGTGGCGGCCGAGAAGCTGTCCGAACACCAGGATGGCGTTCGCGAGGCGGCGTCATTCTTCGCCGACACGCTGGGGCAGGCGTTCATGGACCTCGTCCCCGCGATCGAGACCGGTAACAAGGCGCTGGACAATCTCTTGAACACACTGATGGAGGCAGTGATCCAGGCCACTCTTCTTGGCAAGGGGCCACTCGCCGGCATCCTGGGTGGGGGCGGGGGCAACGTCGGCGGCCTGCTGGGCTCGATCTTCGGCTCGATCTTCCACAAGGGCGGCGTGGTGGGTCAGAGCGGGCCGAAGCGGGCTGTCTCGCCGTCCGTGTTCGCTGGTGCGCAACGGTATCATTCCGGCGGCGTCGCTGGGCTTAGACCCGGTGAGGTGCCGGCAATCCTGCAAAAGGGCGAGGTGGTCATTCCTCGCGGCGCGCGCCCACAGAACGACAATCGGGCCACGACCATCAACATGCCTGTCACCATATCGGCACCCGGTGCGGATGCCGCGCAACTGGCAAGGGTAGAGCGTGCCGTGCATGACCTGAACCGCTCCCTGCCGAAACAGATCGACGCGCGGGTGCACGCCAAGCAGACGCGCGGGGTGAGGCCGTAATGCCGAGGCTGGTTACACCTCCGATTGGCTTGCGGCCGAACCGGATGCGCAAGCTGTCGGGACCTCGCACTCGCGGCGCGGGTCAATCCGTGTCCGTGACCGGGTGGGAGCAGACCGTGGCCGCGCCTTTCGGGGCTCGCCGGATGGAGTTCTCGTTTCCTCCAATCCGTGGGGAGATGGCGCGGCGTGCGCGAGGCTGGATCACGCAACAGCATGGCGGGGCCAATGCGACTCGCATGCGGCTTTGCGATTGGGACGGCCTGTCGCTCGCCCAGCGGGGTATTGTCGCAACGTCGGACCAGTGGGCCGCAGGAAAGCCATGGTCCAACGGGCAGCCGTGGTCGAATGGCCTGAACTGGAAGAACGGTAACCCGCCCGTTCCGGTGGTTGCGGCGGCGGCGAAGGGATCGACCATCGTCAGGCTGTCGACGGCCTTCTGGGGATCGAACCTCGGCGTCGGCGACTGGATCGGTTTCTTCCCGTTCCACTTCGGCGCCTACGAGATCACGGAGGTTTTGGAGAACAACGAGTTCC